GAGTGACCTCTCCCTTCCATCACGATATCCTTTCATCCATGCCCGGTCATGTTCGATCTTCACCCGCATCTGAATGCCGATCATCCAGCCGCTAACTCCCGCCAGAGCCATCAGGAATACCACAACCAGGCTTCCGGCCACTCCGACCTTGCCCGCTGCGATCAGCGCCGCCATTCCCCCGGCGGCCACCGTTCCAAGCGCGATCCCTGTCACCATCATTTTTGCTTTTCCTGTCATGTACTTCATTGCATTTACCTCCGTTTGATTGATTTTATAAATAGATTCCCAGCGGGCCTGTTACCTTCTGCAGACCTTCCAGGGAAACATCCTGGTTATTGGCGGCTGCTGTGAATACGTTTACCATGCCGCGCACTCCCCACTTGCTGTGGCCGACATTGTAGAGGTATGTCAGCTCCGGTGTCATTCCTTTCTCCACCAGGGAAGGGAATAACTTCTCAACATCTTCTTTGGTTACATTCGTAGCCCGGTACCGCCCGTGGAGCTTCGTCCGGTTAAACTGCTGTGAGAAGATCGCTTCCTGTCTTCCAAGCATCTTGTTGTAGACCTCATCGTTTCCGATCAGTGCGATTCCGATGCCAGGCTTCCCGGTGATCGGGTCTTCATCCACCCAGCCTCTGATTTCTTCCAGGGCCATGAACTTCAGGTTCTGGGCTTCATCAATAATCAGGACATTATCAGAACTTCTCAGCCGTTCACGGATTGAAATGGAAAGGTCTTCTGTTCTCTGGTTTTCCGAAATCTTCAACGCCCTTGCAATCATCCTTAAAAGGCTTCTTACAGAGCTGGTACTCGGTGTGGTGCTGATATAGATCGCCGTTGCCGGATTGTCCCGCAGGAACTTGGTAGCCGCTTTGGTCTTCCCGATTCCGGCATCTCCGTCAATAACTACGATCCCCTTTTCAAGCTGGCAGTAACGGATCATCTTGTAAATGCTCTCTGAAATAGAGGTTGCCACATATCCCCGTACCGCATTGAAAGACTCGGTCTTCTTGGCGTTTTCAGCCTGCTCCTCCTTGATCTGGAAGAACTCACGGATCTTACGCTCTACATCACCTACATCACCCTTGTCATAAACGCTGCGGCGGTACTGGCTTAATACTGCTCCGCTCAGGTTCATCATCGGGGCCAGCTTTGCCTGGCTGATTCCCGTTTCCTTCATGTACGTTTCAACTTTCGCCTGAAGTTCTGTATTATACTGTTTTCCCATCATTTACCTCCCTGCCTTTTGGCTGCATTTTCAATCATTGTGTCAAGATCGACTCCGCCGACCACTTTCTGATATACCGGTGTTTCATCTGCCCGCTGAACCTCCAGTACCTTCGGGTCTGCTTTGCCTGTGTAGCTTTCTTTGTTGCGTTGTGCCTGGCGAAGTACCAGATCCAGCGCGGTAACCCGGTCGGCTTCTGCGATGACCACGTTCTTTTTATATTCATTCGCGATCTTCTCCAGCTTCCTGGTCACTGCCATTCCGGCCTTCACATCATCCTTGGTTGCGCCATATGTAAGAACCGCCGTATTATCTACCGGAACCGTCATCAGATATTTGTCTTCCAGGTTGTAGATCCGGACTTCCTTCAGGTCATTCGGATTGTACCGGAAGTATACCTTCTCACCGAAATGTCTCATCAACAGTTCATCGTTCCAATATTCCAGGCGGCCTCCATTGATATCCAGATGCACTCCCCGGCGGCCCACGGCCTGTGGACGGCTGCTTCTCATGAGCATCAGGTTCAATTCTTCTGCGGCTGCCACCCGGCGCTTAATCAGATGCTCATTAAACACATCCATTTTGAGCTTTCCTTTGTCTTCTGCCACCGGGCCATCGTATTCCATCATGTTGAAGTAATACTTCAGAATTGCATCCACATACTCCTGGAACTCATCGTCTGTGTAAATGGCATCTTTCTTCAGGACATATTTCAAACGCTCTGGCTTTTCCACCACGCTGCCGCCCGTGTAAGTATTGAACAGTCTGGAAAGGCCGTTCTTCACATCATTGAACCGGCGCTCAATGATCTTCGCCTTCGCATTTCGGACGATAGCATTTGTCATATTGATTCCCAGGCGTTTGAATACGCCCGGCGGTTCAAAGGTTTCCTCGCCATTCTTTGGCTTCTTCTTCCGGTGGCCAAGGCCGCCAATATCGAAGGTCAGGAACTCTCGACCGTTATCCACGTAGATGTTATCCGGGATGCCATATTCCAGGATTCCCTTCCGGAGCGCGATCAGCGTTGCCTCTGAACCTGGGTTATATGTAATGTAGTACCCTGTAAAGATTCCGCTTCTTGCATCCAGGAAGGCTGTCAGATATGGCCTGTGCAGCTTGCCTGACTTATCCCTCACCATTACATCGAAGGTATGGTTATCAGCGATCCACCACTCATTGCTCTGCATCTCATCATAAATACGTTTGATGTATGGAGCGCAGCGGTCATTGAATGCCTTGTGACCTTCACGGCCCAGAACCTTTACTCCCTCCGGAACACTTTTCAGTCTCCGGTAAAAAGAAGGATAGGCCGGGATCTGCGTATACAGATCCGGACGCTTTTCCTGCGCCCACATCTTTGTGTACTCCAGGCACTTGGTTACCGGATGCTGGGCTTCGTCCAGATAGTAATACAGGAAAGCCTGCCATATCGTTTCATCTATGGAGCTTGTCCCTTTCTTCCATTTGTTCCGCTTATCAACCAGCGCCTTCATATCATCAGCCTTCACGGCATTCCATTTTCTGTAAAGCGTATCTACTGATATGCTCCGCTCTGGATATTCCAGGCTGCAGAGCGTTACGAACTTTTTATCTACTTCAGCCAGGGAAGTAACTCCTGGCATCTTTCTATATGACTGCCAGCGCTTGGTGAGGTCGATCCAGAAATCAATTTCCTTTCGTTCATCCTCGGTAAACTCATCAATCGCAACTTTCTCTACTTCTGGCTCTGGCCGTTCTACCTCTTCCGGAGGGTTTTCTGCAATCAGTTGATAATACTTGTGCTGCAGTTCCTCATCCAACGCATCCAGCGGTACCAGGTAAGTTTTCCGGTTTTTGCTATTAACAGTCTCTACCGCCTTTAATTTCCCATCTTGTATAATTTTCTTAATATAACGTGGACTACAGCCTTTTACCTCTGCAACCTGTTTCGCTGTCAGCATCTGCGCCATACATTTCCACCACCTTTTCAGCCTGTCCTCATCAGATGCAGGAGGCTATCCCTGCATGACCGGCCTCTGCCGGTTTCGACTCTTTTAAACGGTGTTTAAAAAGTCTTTAAAATCATCCATGTTTCCGCCCAGTTCCTGGATCAGCGGAATGATAAACTTCTTTCCTGATGGCTTCCCTGTGATAGCCTCGCTGATCCTGGCCTGGTGTGTTCCCATTCCTGCGGCCAGTTCTCTCTGGCTGATGCCTCTTTCCAGCATCCTGGTTTTTGTCCATAAGGCAAACTCAGCGAAATTTCGCACTTTTCTGTTCTTCATTCTGCCTGCCCTCCTAACGTATTCCGTTATAAAATTCTGTATCAGCGATACAAAATAACCTATTCCGTTATCGGATTCTGTGCTATAATCGGTCTTGTATGATTGATACATTATTATAATAATCCTCATTTGAGGATTTGTCAATTAAAATTGAGGATTTTATATATTCATGTGAGGATTATTGGAGGGGCTATGACTATAAATGAGCGCTTTTTTAAATTATTAGATGAGAAAAAGGTTTCCCAGAAAGATTTTTGCGAAGCAACGGGCATTCCGAAGCAAACCGTCAGCGGTTGGAAAAATAGAAAAACTGATCCGCCAGCATCGCTGATTCCTACTATCGCAGCATACTTTGGGATCACATCTGACTTTTTGCTTACCGGGAAAGATGAATGCAATCAGGCAGATCTTGAACTTAATGACACATCTACTCAGCAACTCCTGAAATACTTTTCTTCACTTTCTGAAGTGGAAAAAAATATTGTTCTGGGAAAAGCTGCTGAATTTTATCTGAAATCTTTGTCCGAGGATTGATAGTCCTCATTTGAGTATCATTGACCATTTTTTCATATTATGATATATTCTTAGTGCATTTACCACCTTGCTGGACTGCCTACCAGCAATAAAAAAAGGGCCGCGTCAATTAACTGACCGGCTCTTTTTTGGTTCCCATTAACTGGTTCCCATTAAGTTCTCATTTTTCACTTTTATAATTGCTTTTAAATTTTATTGTTTTAAACGGTCTTTTAAAACCTTTCAAATGCCGAAAACCCTTGAATTATCAATACTTTCTCCCGTTTCCGCATTTTAATTTTAAAAATTTTAAAAGGCTTTAAACCCCCGCTTTTTATTGAGCTTTTTTCCCTCCATTTTCAGGCATTTCTATGATTTTTCGTTTTTCAATGTGAATTCTGGTTCCCATTAAAATTTTAAGGGGTAAAAAGGATCTATAAGCCTAAAAAAGCCCCTATTCACGGGATTTCTCACCGTGTAAGGGACTTTAAGGGTTTATAAGGGTTCGTTGGTTCCCATTATTGCAGGTTATTCGATAACTTACATCCGGGTCAATGACCGTCTGCCTGACCTTTTTCTTTGGGATATTGGCCTGCGCCTTATCTGCTCTGGCCGCAGCTTTCTCCGCTTTACGGATCGGCTTTTCCAGTGCAGGGTCAGACCGTTCCTCATCAGTAAAGCGCAGGCGCGGTTCCTTATTCAAACCATTCTCCCAGCATGAGGGAGGACATCATGTAGTGCAGCTCTGCATAAATGGCCATTCCCACAGGATCGTTGAATATACAGCCGGACAGGTAGGCATAAAACTGTGCCACCACATCGGACAGGATCTTCGCTTCGGTTCCTTCCAGAACCAGACCACCCATACCTTCCTTGGCACGGATGGTGCTCCAGACCTCTGCCAAACGGAGCAGCCCCATCTGACCGGTCTCATTCAGTTCGGCTGCCTGGTCTGCCGCCGTGCGACACTCGCTGACCGCATCGGCCATGACCGTAAGCAGCTGGCTGCGCTGGGCATTTACCGCCCTGTCGAAAAACATCAACGGGTTTTTATTCAAAATGTTGGGGTTCATCATCATTCATCCTCCTTCTTTTTCAGTTCCTGGGGTTTGGTGGTCATAATGCGGTAAAGCTCGGTATTCTTCGGGAAGTGATCCACAAAAGGCAGGATTGTAGAGCCATAAAACAGCAGGCCCTCGCCCTCACCGGAGTGGGTCACATAAGATAATTGGTGTGTGGAAATACCCAGCTGCTTAGCAAGAATCTGACGGTCTCCGCCTGCCTGGTTGAGCATATACACGAAGTCGGAATTTTCAAAGATATTTTCCACCTCGCGGCTGCTCAAAAGGTCTTTGACATTCTGGGTGATACCTGTCGGAATACCGCCCCATTTACGGAATCGCTTCCAGATTTCCACCGTATAGGCGGCGGTCTGCTCCTCCTTCAAAAGCAGGTGCATCTCGTCGATGTAGTAACGGGTGGACTTGTGGGCGGCACGGTTGATGGTAACGCGGTTCCACACCTGATCCTGTACCACCAGCATACCGATTTTTTTAAGCTGCTTGCCCAGTTCCTTGATGTCATAGCAGACAATCCGGTTATCAATGTCCACATTGCTCTGATGATTGAACACATTCAACGAACCCGTCACATAGATTTCCAATGCCGTTGCAATGTACTGAGCTTCTTTTTCTTCCTGCTCCCGCAACAGGTTATAAAGGTCCTCCAAAATCGGCATATTCTCCGGCTTTGGGTCATTGAGATATTCGTTGTAAACCAGCCGTACACAACGGTCAATAATGGTTTTCTGCACCGGCTGCAAGCCCTCCTTACCGCCCACGATCAGCTCACACAAGCTGAGGATAAAGTCAGACTTGAGTGACAGCGGGCTTTCATCATCCGAATAGTCCAGATTCAGATCCATCGGATTGATATAGTTGGTTGAAGTAGGTGAGATCTTGATGACCTGCCCATGCAGACGCTCAACAAGAGGTGCGTACTCCGCTTCCGGGTCACAGATAATAACATCATCACTGGTAAGCAAAAAGCAGTTGGCAATTTCTCGTTTTGCGCTGAAGGACTTACCGGAACCCGGCGTACCCAGAATCAGGCCGTTGGGGTTTTTCAGCAGCTTTCTGTCCACCATGATGAGGTTGTTGGACAGAGCATTGATGCCGTAGTACAGAGCTTCTTTCCCGTTCTGGAACAGTTCCTGCGTAGTAAAGGGCACAAAGATAGCTGTGGAACTGGTGGTCAGTCCTCGCTGAATCTCAATCTGATTGAGACCCAGAGGCAGACAGCTCATCAGCCCTTCTTCCTGCTGGAAGTCCAGCTTGGTCAGCTGACAGTTATACTTCTGGGCAATAGAGCCTGCCTGAAAGATGTTGTTGCCAAGCTGACGGGGATTGTCCGCTGTGTTCAGCACCAGAAAGGTCAAAAGGAACATTCTCTCGTTGCG